CCGACGCGGCCGACGCCATCGCCGTCACTTTTGCCTTCCCGGTGGCCCACCGGGAATATGTGGACAGAGGCTTCCGCCGCAACTATGCTGCGGGCGGCATACCAACATCTTGGATGGGGGCTTAAATGGCCAACACAAAGCCAATCGGCGTTGCCTACGAAGACCAAAACATCGTAGGCGCTGATACCGTCGACGCAACAACCGTTAGCGGCACTGACATCAACGGCGTGGACATTTACGCCTCCGACGAGCTGGGCTACGCGCCGTCGGCGCAGGGCGCCGTGACGCAGCTCACCAGCAAGTCCACCGCCGTGACGCTGAACACTTCGGCGGGCCGCATTACGATGAACAACGCTGCGCTGAACGCGACGACCAACGTCACCTTCACGCTGAACAACAGCAAGATCAGCCTCAACGACGTGGTGGTCCTGAGCGTGTCGGAGAACGCGACCGCCGGGGCCTACAACTGCTGGATTTCAGGTAAGGCGGTCGGTTCGGCCTCCATCACGGTGCGGAACATCAGCGCCAGTTCGCTGTCTGAAGCGGTCGTCATCAACTTTGCCATTATTCATTGCGTGTAATGCCGAAGAAGGGCGTTTCGCTGGCCGTAGGCCGGGGCGAGAAGCTACCGACGAGCAAGGGCGCCGGCCTTACCGCCAAAGGCCGCGCGCGCTACAACCGCGAGACGGGCTCCAACCTCAAGCCTCCGGCGCCCAGCCCCAAGACTGAGGCCGACAAGGGACGCAAAAAGTCCTTTTGCGCCCGTATGGCGGGCGTGGTAGCCAAGTCGGAGAACGCCGACCGCGCCAAGGCAAGCATGAGAAGGTGGAAATGCTAATGGCCAAGCCAGGTCTTTACAGCAATATCGCCGCGAAGAAGGCCCGCATCGCCGCCGGCTCTGGCGAGAAGATGCGGAAGCCCGGCGCCAAGGGCGCCCCTACCGCTGCGGCGTTTCGCGAGTCTGCCAAGACGGCCAAGCCCGCGAAGAAGGGCAAATGAGATGCCTCTGGTGAAGTCCACCTCCAAGGAGGCGTTCCGCAAGAACGTGAAGGCTGAGATTGCCGCCGGGAAGCCGCCGAAGCAAGCTGTCGCCATAAGCTACGCCGTTAAACGAGCGGCCGCTAAGAAGTCTTCAAAGTCAAAATAAGAGTTGCGCGTTCTGCCAGTTCTACTTTTTGATGGTCGGCGTTGGACAGAACTGCAAGGTTTTCAATTCTGTTGTCATGGGGGTCTCCGTTCACATGGTGCACATGCTCCCAGGACTCAAGTTTGCGGCCAAGATGCTGTTCCATAACGTGCCTATGAACGCGAACTTGTTTTCCGTTTACCATCATGGTTTTATACGTACGTTTTGGCCGACCTACTGGCTGAAAACGCAGATGAGAGAACTGCTCCAGATGCACCTTAGCCAAACACGATCTGGAACAATATCTGGCTGTTTTAGCCCGGTAGGTGGGCACTCTGAACGACTGCCCGCATTGCTCGCACACCAGAATGGCGCCAGTTCTATCTCGCTTTTTCATACGCGATACCTCCGCACGTTGCTATCGCATAAAACAGCCGCGGGGTCAAGGTAATGGCTGCGAACGACGTACAGGCCGCCGGGCGCGTCTCCGACAGCGGCGAGGCAGATCGCCTGTCCGTCATGCGTCGGCGCTACACGCTGGCGCTGTCGGCCTACTCGGACAGCCGCGAAGACGAGTTGGACGACCTGCGCTTCATGGCGGGCAGCCCGGACAATATGTGGCAATGGCCGGCTGACGTGCTGGCCACCCGTGGGTCGGTGCAGGGCCAGACAATCAACGCCCGCCCCTGCCTGACGATCAACAAGCTGCCGCAGCACGTCCGTCAGGTGACGAACGAGCAGCGCCAGAACCGCCCGACGGGCAAGGTGATTCCGGCTGACGACCGCGCCGACGTGCGCGTGGCTGAGATCTTCGACGGCATGGTCCGGCACATCGAGTACATCTCGGACGCCGACGTCGCCTACGACACCGCCTGCGACAACCAGGTCACCTACGGCGAGGGCTACATCCGCCTTTTGACCGAATACTGCCGCGAAGACAGCTTCGACCAGGACATCAAGATCTGCCGCATCCGCAACGCCTTCTCGGTCTACATGGACCCGGCAATCCAGGATCCGTGCGGTTCGGACGCCGAGTGGTGTTTCATCACCGAGGACGTCAGCAAGGCCGACTATGAGCGGATGTTCCCGGACGCGGCCCCGATCTCGAGCCTCATGACGCAGGGCGTGGGCGACCAGAGCCTGTCGCAATGGCTGTCGGAGGACATGGTCCGCATCGCGGAGTACTTCTACTACGAGCATGAAGCCGCGACGCTGAACCTCTACCCGGACAACATCACCGCCTTCGCCAACACGCCGCAGGACAAGGCCCTCAAGGCTATGTTCGGCAAGCCTCTGCGGTCCCGCAAAGTGGACCGCAAGAAGTGCAAGTGGCTTAAGACCAACGGTTTTGAAGTGCTGGAGGAGCGCGAATGGGCGGGCAAGTGGATCCCGGTCGTGCGCGTCGTCGGCAACGAGTTCGAAGTGGACGGCCAGCTCTACGTCTCGGGCCTTGTGCGGAACGCCAAGGACGCCCAGCGCATGTACAACTATTGGGTCAGCCAGGAGGCCGAGATGCTGGCCCTGGCACCCAAGGCGCCCTTCATTGGCTACGGCGGCCAGTTCGAAGGCTACGAGATGAACTGGAAGACGGCCAACACGAACAACTGGCCGTACCTGGAGGTCAACCCAGACGTCACCGACGGCGCCGGTTCTCCGCTGCCGCTGCCGCAGCGCGCCCCACCGCCGCTGGCCCAGACCGGGCTGATCCAGGCCAAGCTGGGCGCCTCTGACGACATCAAGTCTACCACGGGCCAGTACGACAGCAGCCTTGGCGCCCAGAGCAACGAGCGATCCGGCCGGGCCATCCTGGCGCGCGAGAAGCAGGGCGACACCGGGACGTACCACTTCGTCGATAACCTCTCCCGCGCGATCCGCTACGTCACGCGCCAGCTCGTCGATATGATCCCGAAGATCTACGACACCGCCCGCGTAGCCCGCATTGTGGGCCTCGACGGCGAGGTTGGCATGGTCCGCATCAACCCGACCCAGCCGGAGCCTGTGAAGGAGATCCGCGACGAGAACGGGCTGGTGATCGACAAGATATACAACCCGTCGGTCGGCACCTACGACGTCTGCGTGACCACCGGCCCCGGCTACATGACCAAGCGCCAGGAAGCCCTGGACGCCATGTCCATGTTGCTTCAGTCCAACCCGCAGCTTTGGTCGGTTGCTGGCGACCTGTTCATCAAGAACATGGACTGGCCTGGCGCGCAGGAGATGGCGGCGCGCTTTGCCAAGATCATCGACCCAAAGGTCATGGAGGGCGAGGACCAGTCGCCCGAGATGCAGATGGCCAAGATGCAGATCGAGGCGCTGACCAAGGAGCTGAACCAAGTCGTGGGGATGCTCCAGCGCGTCGAGCAGTCCATCGAGGCGCAGGAAGTGCAGATCAAGGCGTATGACGCCGAGACAAAGCGCATTTCGGCCGTCCAGGCGGGCATGACGCCGGAGCAGATCCAGGACATCGTGATGGGCACCATTGCTGCGGCGATGGACACGGGCGACATTGTGGGCCGAAACACCCCGATGGAGCGCCAGATGCCGGTCATGGAGCCCGAAATGGGCGGTATGCCGCCTCAAATGCCCCCCGGAGGGCCGATGTGATGAGCAACTGCGCTGAGTTCATCGGAACGCTGTTTTTGGCCCGTGATACGGCCCATTCCGTGCATCTGAACACCCGCAGCTACTCCAAGCACAAGGCGCTTCAGAAGTTTTACGACGGCGTGGTTGACCTTGCGGACACGCTGGCCGAAGCCTACCAGGGCCGGCACGGGCTGATTGGGCCGATTGCGCTCATGTCGGCCAAAAAGACCAACAACATCGTCGAGTTCCTTGAGGACAACCTCAAGGACATCGAGGAAATGCGCTACAAAGTCATGGACAAGAACGACACGGCGCTTCAGAACATCGTGGACGAGATTGTCGCGCTGTACCTCTCAACGCTGTATAAGCTCAAGTTCTTGGCATAAGAGGTTCGCATGGCCGTCAACCTTTCCCTGCTCGCTGGCGCCGGTTGGCAGTTTTTTGACGACAACGGCGTGCCTCTGAGCGGCGGCAAGCTTAACACCTACGCTGCCGGCACTACGACGCCGCAAGCCACGTTTACCAGCAGCTCTGGAGCGACGGCTAACGCCAACCCTATCATTCTGAACGCCGCGGGCCGTCTGAGCGGTTCTGGAGAGATTTGGCTGACCGAAGGCGTCAGCTACAAGTTTATCTTGACTGACGCCAACAACGTGTTGATCGGCACTTACGACAACATCTCTGGCGCCAACGATTTTTCGTCGTTTGCTAACACAACGGACGCCACCAAAGGAGACGCGCTGATTGGTTTTCGCCAGTCAAACAGCAGCGGCAATCTTCCGGGGGCTGTAGGCCGCACGGTCCATCAAAAGTTTCAAGATACTGTTGGGCCTAAAGACTTTGGCGCGGCCGGCAACGGCTCTACCAATGATACCGCCGCGTTTACCGCGCTTGAAGTGCAATTTACCGGACGTATTATTGATCTGTCTGGCTATTCGTACTTGGTAAACGCATATCCTACCGGAAACACATATGTTAACGGCAATTTTATTGTTGGCGCAACAACTTACAGCGCCGCGCAAGACAAAGTAAATATTTCTAGCGACACCGACACCGGGGGTATTGACCCTGCTTTTACCGGAGGTGTTATACCGCTACCCACAATTAGCGGACGCACAACTACAGACTCACTTCTTGTGTCTGCCAGCCAAAACTCTAGGTCCGAGTTTGCGCGCGCCGTCAACATCGGCAGCATTTATTCTTGGGCTAAGGGCAATGTGTCGGGAAATTACTCCGCCCGTCAATCGCTTGCTTGGGTTCCTCAATCCGCAAACATGGCGTCTGAGGAATGCTGGGTGTGGGGCGGTTTTCGCGGCGCAAACCTTGCGTCCATTTTTTCGGGTTGCGAAAACGAGAGCAACGCTAACATTGCATCTCGCAGCAGCTTTGCGACTGGCCGAAGCTCGGCCAACATTTCGTCTGTTGGTAGCTACGCTGGGCGCGGCGGCGGCGCGCGGTTTACCGTCACTACAGCCGCTGGCGCGGTAACGGTACTTGCGATTGATGCTGCTGGTTCTGGCTATCAAGCTCTCGATGCCATTGTCTTTTTTGACCGGTCGGGAAGCGGGGCAGGCGCAACCGCGCAAGTTGCGACCGTTAACGGCACGGGCGGTATTACCGCGGTGACCATTCTGACGCCAGGCAGCAACTACAGTTCGCGCGTAGACGCTACTGTAGACAACGGAACCGGCGACTTTTCCGCGGTTATGGCGTCTGATCGCGCCGTAGTTTCTGGTGGTCTTTCGGTCGCAATTGCGTCGTCGGAAAGCCTTGTGTCGGGAGACACCGCCGCTGTTGTAGCCGCGGATACGGCTACGGCGTCAGGGGCCGCGTCTGCCGTTGTCGCCGCCGTAAGCAGCACCGCCTCCGCCGCAAACGCCGTTGTTCTTGGTGCGTCCGGGTCTACCGCCTCCGGCGAGCTGTCTGCCGCTATAGCAGCAAACATTTGCCAAGCCACGGCTAGCGGTGCCGTAGTTTTTGGCCGCCGCACCATCAATGACCAAACGCGGTCTATTGCTTTTGGCGACGCGGTATCTGGAAGCGCAAGCACAGCAAACAGAAAGTTTCATCTGTTTGCTGACGGCAACATGAGCATTGCTGGAACGCTGACACAAAACGCAATCTTTACCGACTACGCTGAGTATTTTGAGAACTTGGACGTCGGCGTAATCCCGCTGGGCACTTTGGTATCGCTGGACGGCCGCCGGGTTCGCCCGTCTCGCGCTGGCGACGTTGTGCTAGGGGCTATTTCTGCCACCGCGTCCATTGCTGCTGGCGACACGCCGTTTCATTGGAGCAAAAGGTATCTGACGGGAGAGTTTGGCGAGCTTCTCTACCACGACATCCCGGATCCTGACTGGCTTGCTTTAATGCCCGATCCAAATTGGCGCCCGTCTGGAGATGAGAGTGTCACCGACCGGCCGCTTGTCCCCAATCCCACGCCGCGCCCGCTTGTACGAGCGCCGATGGAAAACCCTGACTACGACCCTGAACGGGCAAATGTCTCTCGCTCTGAGCGCCCCGCCGAATGGTCGTGCGTTGGGTTGTTGGGTCAAGTTCACACGCGGCTTGGTGCTGATGTGGCAGCTGGAGATTATGTCGCCGCTAACGATGGTGGCCAAGGTATCAGATCAACTGCGCCGACAAACCTTCGGTGCATGGAAATTAAAAGCCCGTTTGATGCCGTTAAAGGCTACGCCGTTGGCGTGTGTCTGGTGAAGTGAGGGCCAACATGCTCATTGAGTTTGAAATGGCCAAAGACGGGGTTGTTTTCCGCGACGCCATCCTTTTGCCTGACGACCATACGCTGACGGCCGCACAAATCAGCGCGGTCAAAAAACAGCGTTTTGAGGCTTGGCTAGCAGCCACTCTTCCCGAAACGCAGGAGGACTAGTCTATGGCTGTCCGATATTGGGTTGGCGGGTCTGGAACCTGGGACGCAACCGCGACAACCAATTGGTCCGACGCGTCCGGTGGCGCTTCTGGGGCATCCGCACCGACCTTTGCTGATGATGTTGTGTTTGACGCCGCGTCAAACACCGGCACCTCTGCTTTTACCGTGACGATCGACACAGGTGCTGTCTGTCGCGATTTTTCTACCGGCGGTGCTGGCGGGGCTCTTGACGGGGTAATGACGTTAGCCGGCTCCGCCGCATGGGCGGTTTACGGCGGGCTTACTTTTCCCGCAGCCAATCTTACGCGCACATACACAGGCACCATCACATTTGCGGCTACCACTACGGGCCAGACAGTCACCACAAACGGCGTGACGCTAACCGGCGGTTCCGTGGTGTTCGACGGCGTTAACGGCGGTTGGTCGTTAGGTAGCGCGCTGACGGTCACTAACAACATCACGGTTACAAATGGTGCTTTTGCGACGGCTAATTTTGCCGTCACCGCCGCCAACCTGTTGTCCAGCAATACGAACACCCGCAGCATATCCTTCGGGTCGTCCTCGGTTACGTTGAGCGGCGCGACGCCGGTCGTGTTTTCGGTGCCTACGGGGCTGACTTTAACCGCAGGAACCTCAACGATTACCTGTTCGGGGGCAAACCCGACGTTTGCTGGCGGCGGGCTAACGTTCCACAACGTCTCGTTTACGACAACGGGAGCCAGTTCTAAGACAATTGACGGCGCCAATACGTTTAACAACCTGACCGTAGCCAGCACCTCTGGCACCCGCGAAACCTTTGTGTTTTTTGGGGCCAGTCAAACTGTTAACGGCACGTTGACGTTTGGCGCGGCCAATACCGCTATTCGGCGCGTCCGCGTCAGCAGCGACGTAGTTGGTGTCTCCCGAACTTTGACCGCCGCAGCCGTAGCTGCGCTAGCCGACCTTGACTTTCGTGATATTGCCGCTGCCGGCGTATCCGCGCCTTGGTCTGGCACTCGTTTGGGGGATTGCCTAGGCAATAGCGGCATTACTTTTGACGCGGGGGTCAACAAGTTTTGGAACCTAGCTGCAGGCGGAAACTGGTCTGATACTGCGTGGGCGCTCACGTCTGGAGGCGCCGTAAGCGTCAACAATTTTCCTTTGCCGCAGGACACTGCGGTTATAGAAAACACAGGCCTTACGGCTGGTAATACCATTACCATCCAAAATAACTGGCAGATTGGAACGCTTAGCGCGTCCACAAGATCTACGTCGGCGACCATATCTTTTACCGGCGCTGCAAGCCTCTACCAAAACTTGACGTTAAGTTCGGACATAACTTTGTCTGGCACAGCTGTTTTAGCTGTTGCGGGGCGAAACACGCAAACGATCACGTCCGCAGGGCGCACGTTTACCAACCCTATAAGCGTAACTTCCGCAGGCACAGTATCTTTTGCCGACGCGCTTTCGGCTAACAATACGTTCACCTTTGCGTCGGGCATTGCTGCGCTGGCGGCTGGCGCCACGTCATCTGTGGTTACGTTTGTGGCAAACAGCTCCACCCCAAAAACTTTGCGGTCCACATCCGCTGGCGTGCAGGCCACGCTGTCGCAAACCAGCGGAACGGTAAACGCTGCGTCGCTGACGATCCAAGACATCGCGGCTACCGGCGGCGCCACATGGAACGCCTACGTTGACCAGAACAACGTGGACGCAGGGAACAACACCGGCTGGAACTTTGGTCTGTCTCCAACAGTCCTTGCCTACGAACTGCCGTATGAGATAAGGTCTTTTACGCAGCCAAGGAGGTTTTAACATGGCTATGAACATTAAGGCTGTTACGTCCTGCCTTGGCTATCAGCAGATCACGTCTTTGAGCGCGGCGGCGGGTCTGACCGTCCCCCCCCGCGACCCGACGGGCCTCAACCAGAAGCCCGTTCTGGCCCTCATTGTGGCCGAGACGGTCGGTGTGCGCTGGCGCGATGACGGCACGGATCCGACGGCTTCCGTCGGTATGCCTCTCGCGGCTGGCGTGCCGTTCGCCTACGACGGCGACCTGACCCGTATTCGGTTCATCCAGCAATCGGCAAGCGCGGTGCTGAACGTCAGCTACTACGCTTGACCCATACCCGTACTGGTGCGGTTCACCAGGGATCGTAAGGATCGAAAATGTCTACCGAAGACGGTAATGCCCTAGCGGAAGTGACCGCGCCGGACCAGGTCGCCACGGCGGTGCCTGCGTCTGACGTTTCTACGCCGGCTGAAACGCCGAACGAGGCGCCCAAGACCTTCAGTCAGGAGGAACTGGACGCGATTGTCGGCAAGCGCCTTGCCCGCGAACAGCGGAAATGGGAGCGAGAGCAAGCCCAAAAACTGGCCGAGCTGGAGGCAAAGCGGGCGGTGCCCGTCAATCCTCCGGCGCCTGACGATTTCGACAACGCTGCCAAGTACGCAGAGGCCCTGGCCGAGCAGAAAGCGCAGGAGTTGCTTCGCCATCGGGAGGCGGCCCAGCAGCAGGCTAAGGTGGTTGAAGCCTACCATGAGAAAGAGGAAGCCGCCCGCGGCAAGTACGACGACTTTGAACAGGTCGCGTACAACCCGAGCCTTCCTGTGACTGATGTCATGGCCCAGACCATCCAGGCTTCTGACGTTGGCCCCGACATCATCTACTGGTTGGGGACCAATCCGAAGGAGTCTGCGCGTATCGCCAACCTAGCTCCGTTCATGCAGGCCAAGGAGATTGGCAGGATCGAGGCCAAGCTGGCCGCCGACCCGCCGGTTAAAAGAACGTCAACCGCCCCGGCCCCTATTGCTCCGGTGACGGCTCGCTCCGCGTCCACGCCCGGCTATGACACGACGGACCCCCGTTCCGTCAAAAACATGTCTACGTCGGAGTGGATTGAGGCCGACCGCCTGCGCCAGATCAAGAAGTGGGAAGCCACACGCAACCGCTAAGGATCCTTTGAGATGGCAAACTCGCTTCTTACTATCGACATGATCACCAGGAAGGCCCTGGAGATCCTTGAGAACAACCTCGTCCTCACCCGCAACGTCAACCGCCAGTACGACGACAGCTTTGCCGTCGAAGGCGCGAAGATCGGCTCCACCCTCCGCATCCGTCTGCCCGACCGTGCGCTGGTGACCGATGGCGCCGCGCTCCAGGTGCAGGACGACAACGAGCAGTTCACCACGCTGACGGTTTCCAGCCAGAAGCACATCGGTGTAAACTTCACCTCGGCCGAACTCACCATGCAGCTCGACGACTTCGCCGAGCGCGTGCTGAAGCCTCGTATTTCGCAGCTCGCCTCCAGCATCGACGCGGACGTGGCCAACGCCTACAAGTCGGTCTTCCAGTCGGTCGGCACGCCGGGCACCACGCCTGCGACGTCTCTGGTGCTGCTCCAAGGCCAGCAGAAGCTGAACGAGGCCGCCGCCGTCATGTCGCCGCGCTACGCGACCGTGAACCCGGCCGCCAACGCGGGCCTCGTCGAAGGCATGAAGGGCCTGTTCAACCCGACCGACACCATCAGCCGCCAGTTCAAGAACGGCATGATGGGCATGGGCGTGCTGGGCTACGACGAGATCAACATGTCTCAGTCGATCAAGCAGCACCAGACCGGCTCGCGTACCGGCGCGCACACGGTGACGACCACCGTGTCCACGCAGGGCCAGGCCACGCTGAACATCACCGGCACCGGCTCGCAGACGCTGGCCGTTGGCGATGTGTTCACGGTTGCTAGCGTGTTTGCGGTCAACCCGCAGACCCGCGAGTCCACGGGTTCGCTCCAGCAGTTCGTGGTGACGGAGGCCATTGCGGCGTCCGGCGGCGCGTACACCGCGGTCAAGATCTCTCCGGCGATCTACACCTCGTCCAACGCGCTGGCGACCGTTGATAGCTTCCCGCAGGCTGGTGCGGTGATTACGTTCCTCGGCGCTGCCTCCACGCAGTACCCGCAGAACCTGATCTACCACAAGGACGCCATCTCGTTCGCCACGGCCGACCTGCTGCTGCCGCAGGGTGTGGATATGGCGTCTCGCCAGGTTCACAACGGCATCTCGCTGCGTGTCGTGCGCCAGTACGACATCAACAACGACCGCCTGCCTTGCCGTATCGACGTCCTTTACGGCTTCAACACCATCCGCCCGCCCATGGCCGTGCGGCTCTGGGGCTAAGGCACAGGAAAGGAGAACACGAACATGGCAATTCCGAATGGCGGCGGCGGTTACCAGGTTGGTGACGGCAACCTCAACGAGCCTCTGATCGACGCGCTCCCCGATCCCGTCTCCGTCACTACGGCGGCGACGCTCACCCCGGCGCAGGTGCTGAACGGGCTGATCCTGGCGAACTCCGGGATCACCGCCGCGTCCGTCACCTACACCCTGCCGACGGTGGCGGATCTGGAACTCGTCCTGTCCAACTCGGACAAGGTGGGCACGGCGTTCACCTTCCGCCTGGTGAACCTCGGCACGTCCTCCGGCACGGCGATCATCGCCACCAACACCGGCTGGACGATCACGGGCTCGCTGACGATGACCGTCCCGGTCACGACCGGCGCCCAGTTCGTCGCCCGCAAGTCTGCGGCTGGCGCCTGGACCCTCTACCGCGTCGTGTAATGTACCCGGCCCCCTGCTTCGGCAGGGGGCCGACCTTTTGAGGCTCACATGCCAGTCATCTACCTTGAACACCCTCGGCACGGCGTTAAGGTTGCCTTCATGGACCTTGAGGCCGAACAGGACGAGGAGAACGGCTGGTCGCGGATGGCGGAGGCAAACGCGGCCCCCGTCAATATGCTGGCACGCGCCGCTGGTGGTGATACAATGACCTCTGAGGCCCCGCGCCGTCGAGGCCGCCCGCGCGCCAATAAGGACGACTGACATGGCCACGGCAGGCGACATCATCAACGGATCGCTCCGCCTGCTGGGCGTGCTGGCCGAAGGCGAAACGCCGTCCTCTGAGACGTCTCAAGACG